TTTCGGCGTAGGAATGTCTTAGAAATACGTCGCGCCATCACCTCGGTATCTGTGAACAGCAGGTTGAGTTCCGTTTTAGCCGGGATGTTATTGTCTTGCGTCAACCAAAGGCCAGAAGTGACTTCCGTATAATCGTCTGGCTGGTAATCTGTCGCCGCGCCTTTGTATTGTCCGCGCACAACGTTGAAGTTGTCGCGGCGGCTGTGCCGCGTTGCGACCTCAAGCGGGCTGCGCAGATCGTTCTCGTCAAGTGTTAAAGTTGGCGCACGATACTCAGCCGCCAAGATCGCCCACTTGCCTGCATAATTCCAGAAGATGCCACCCATCGACGAAAGCAGGTTGCGGATCACGTCCTCGGGATCGGCATCTAGCGTAAAAGACCCGTTGAGCGTGTAGATCGCTGCGCTGTTGACTGTCACATCGCAAGCATCAGCCGCAGCCTGAAATAGCGTGTTATCAAGGTCTGCTGTGCTTTCGCTGAGGCCATAATTAGACAGAAGGTAGTCGCGGATACAAAGCGCAGGATTGTTGCTCCAAGCGATTGTTGAGGTGCGCGGGTCTTCGACCTTCTTCCCCCTGATCCTCGCCGTGACGGTCGGAATGCCATTTGGAAACGCTGCCGCGTCCTGAAATCGAACATAAAGATATGCGATGCCTTGAGCGCGGTGCGCGTCTGTCCATTCTGAAATTGCGGACACAAGATCAGCGTCGGCTGTCTGCGCATCCGTGCCGAGATATTGCTTGACACGCACCTTGCCCACGAACTGCGAAGGTGCAGTGACGTTGCCGCTGCCGTCTAGTGTCACCTCTTCGTCATTGATATAGATCGCCTGGTAGCTGTCGATCTCATGCCCTGCGAAGGCAATCAGGCGATTAAGCTGGTCTTGTTTGTTGCCTGACGATGATGTGATTGCTTGATAAAAAACAGCGCCGCCGATACGCGTCTCGCCATAGATCACCTGATGAGGCAGCGCCACGCCAAGTTGGTTGACGTTCTGGTATCCGCGCGTTGTCGCGCCGCCGCGCGTGGTCGACGACGACAGAGCATTCAGCGCGTAGCCGAGTGTCGCGCGAACGGCGAAGTCAACAGCGACAGCGGTAGCAAGGCTGGTCGCGCCGAATGTGATTAATCCACCGCCAGCAGCAGCGGCAGCACTAACACTGCCCGCAGAAAGAATTGTTGATGCTGTCCCTGCCGCCGCTAGCGCTAGCTGTGGCATCAGTTAGCCCTCCAAAACAAATCGCTAGGCTCAATGCTTGCCCATCGCGCACCATCTGCTGTCAGAAACACACATCCGCCGCGCAGCGTGATGCCAAAGCCGTAGCCCATCACGTCATCGGTTTTGCGTGCGCAGATCATCCCGTCGCGCGGGTGCAGCGTTAACACCCGCTCATAGCGTTCGTCCATTGCATTTACTATATCCGAATGACCATAAGTCTTTAGCATCTTGCGATAGGAACGCATTGCCTCTTTGGCGGTGATATAACCAGTTGACCAATCACGCGGCAGTCTAGGAAGGCCGCACGCTTCAAGCGCTCCGCTCACAAACGACATGCAGTTGTTGTCGCGCCAGCTAAAACACCTGTCGCGGTGCTGGGCGATGTATGCGGTCAACTGGCTTTCCATTGTAGGCTCTCGCTCTGCAATCTGGTGACAAACTCAAACGCAAGATCGCCGGAATAGCGCGTTTTTTGATCCGCATCAGTATAGCGCCGAATGCGCGGGCGGTTCAGGTCGATCAATCGGCTTTCCACGTTTAGCGAGATCGTGGCGGTGTCTGGCCCGAACGAGATGTTCATCTGATCCATCTCGCCAGTAAAAACAGTGAATGCGGTTTTCACACCAGCGACATCAACGCCAAATTTTACAATTGCGCGACGACCTTGATATGGCTCCGCCAGCGCGAGGTCGATCTCATTGCTGGGGATGCCAGACAGGGTTAGCGTTGCGCCATACGCTGCGATGTCTGAACTCTCCCGCATCTCAGACAGGTTAAGAAGATTTCCCGCGCCTGTGTATGTTTGACCATCTATTGTTAGGTTGCCGATGCCATTCCAAAAATGCAGATCATTTGGAGTGTCAAATTCTAGATCGCAAAGCCAGAACGCAGAAACGACATCACCGCCAATCACATTTCGAATAGACTCTGGAAGGCGACTAGTTGAGAGTTTTATTTTTGCGGGATAGCCAAATAGAGAATACGACCCGGAAGCTAGGTTTATGTTTCCTGCTGCTATGCCGACCGTCAGGTCATTGCCTGTTAAGGCATATGATCCTGCATCCAAATTGTATTGGATTGCGGTGTTTAGCGTCAGGTCGTTGCCTGTTAAGGCATATGATCCGGCGTCTAAATTTATCGCTTCGTCAGAAGAAACAGAAACATCATGCCCTGTTGCTGAGTAAGTCCCTGCATCCAAAAGGACTTGCTGGGCCAGCGATATTTCCAGGTCATTCCCTGTTACAGAATATGAACCAGCGTCAATCCCATAAGCGATTGATGTGTTTATAACAACGTCATTGCCAGAGATCGAATAAGAGCCAGCGTCAAGATTTAAAGCGTTACCCAACGAGAAGTCGGCTGTGTATCCAGTCAGGGAATACGAGCCTGAATCAAGAGAAACCGCACGACTGAAAGACACACTTAGGTCGTGACCAGCAACAGCATACGATCCAGACCCAAGAGCCACCGCAATGGTGATGGCAATTGACGCAGCGTATCCAGTGACAGAATACGAGCCTGCGTCTAGAGATAATGACGTGCCCTTTACACCGTCATCAGCCAGCGATGCAGAGGATAAAGGTGTAAAGCCAAGCATCGGGGGTCTCCTTTGCCCCAGTTTAGCATAAGGGCGGCGTCAGGTCACGCCAGCGTCAGCCCGGTTGTCATATAGGCGTTTGTCGTTATAGGCGACGGTTTTGGACGCGCGGGTCAGCATTGCCGTCCAAGCCCGCTCGCAATGGTCGTCCTCCCAGAAGCAAACCGCGTTCACGACCCGCTCACGCCGCTGCCAGCGCGTATCACCGCACATGGCCTCGATGTGGCACCGGGCGCTGAACGTCTGGTTCATGCTGCCGGAAACCTCGCCGTGCCGGTGACATGTGTTGATGACCCGGCTCGGAATCGTGGCAAGGTGCCACAGAACCTCGCGCATGATGTACAGCGGGAGGGGGAGCATTAGACCGGCCAGAGTGCGTCGTCGGTTACGTCAGCGGGCAGCGGGTCCATATCCTTGATCGCGCGCGCTGCAAACGTAAACCGGCTGACCCGGTTTGCCGCCGCCTGCCCCACCATGAACATGGTCGGCGCGTCCAATTGGATCACGCTGTTATCGGCCAGAATCCAAGAAAAGGGCTGTGCGCCGCCGTGCCACAGGTAGTTGCCCGCCCCAGCCCCCGCGCCCATGGCAAAGCCCGCCAAAGTTGCGCCGCCGTTGATGTTCTCACGGCTCTTGGCGTCAAACTGGAACGTCCGGTCGGTGCCGCCGATGTTGACGGTCAGGCCCAACTCAATGCGCCGGTCACGCTCGGCTGAAATCTTCGCATGGAACTCCGCAAGCGGTATATCTTCAAGCGTGTGGACCCACTTGGGAGCGCCGTTGACGGTCTGCACCGCGTTGCCGGTGGACCGCTTGCCCGCTGGGATGTCGTCGGCGGGCTGGACTTCATCACAGCGCCATTCGCCCCAAGTGTCACCGGATTGCGCATAAGCCGCATCGCCGCCGGGCAGCGTGACCATCTGGCCTCGCTGGAAAGTCTTGTGAATGGTGGTGCCGTTGTGCAGGGCGAGCATGTTGTTTACCTCACGAGATTTCGATTTCAAGCGCGGCGGCAAATGTGAAGCACCAGTCATTCATAACGTCACCGATTGCGGCAGACAGGCTTGCAGGTTCAAATCCGCTGCGCCAAATGCTCAAAGCCGCCCAAGCTAGGGTGTTGGGGGTGCTGTCGTTTTGCTCGAAAATATTTCCGCTGCCAACGCCCGGACTGCATGAAAATCCCGTCGCGCCCGTCACGTCAAAGCCACCCGTGTCCCGCCCAAAAATGCCGTGCCAGCCGATGACGAAGCGTTCAGACAATCCAGACAGGCTCACGCTGGACGTTGCCGGGGCGGTGCCAGAAGCGTCAAAATCAAAATCCATGCCGAGGCTGGCGACGCTTTCAACGGTGCAGTTTCGAGGCCGTAAAAAAGCATACCAGAGGCGGTCGCCGTCCTGATTGACGAAGCCCGTAATCGTCGTGCTGTTTTCGGTCCCATCGCAAATCCGTGAATAGAGCGAGGCGCGGGCAGCCGTACTTGCCAAAACAACCGTGCCGGTGTTGTGTTTAGTCACCCCGGTCGGTGTGGTGTCGGAAGGTGGAGTCGTGGTGTTGTCCTCGGCAACCCCCAAAGCAACAGCCAAATCGCCTGAGCGAATGCCCAATGCACCGACGATAAGGCTTCCATTCGCAGTCGAACCGGCAGTGATGACATCAAACGACGGAATGCGGTGGCCGTTGTGGGAGGAAAGTGCGCCACTCATTGCAGCGCCTCGATGTTGCAGGTCACAACGTCATGTATTTTTTCAACCCGCAAAATAAACTCATCCGCGTTGGTCGTTGTGAGTGCATCGCCGCCCGGCGTGACTGTGAAGCCCGAAAAGGTAATCGTGCCAGCCGAGCCGTTATTGGTGACGTGGATTGCCATGTAGAAATCGCCGGTAAAGCTGGGCGCTGCGAGGGTGAAGCCCCCGCCGTTGACAATCCGGCGCGAATGCCCGCCGGAGGGTGTGGGCGTGTAGGTGCCGCTGGACTTCGTACCATCGTCCACCGAGGTCGTGACCATCGCGGCGGTAATCGTGTCGTCGGTGTCAGCAAACAGGATGTCAGTTGTGTCCAAGCCTTTGATGCCTGCGAGGTCCGTCACCTCACTATCCATCAGCGCGCCCGCCGCCGTCACGTTGGTTGTGTCGGTTACATCGGCTCCGGCCTCGATGCCGTCCAGCTTGGTCTTGTCACCATCAACAAAAGCGCCCTCGGAAGGCGGCTGTTGAATGTCCTCGGCCCTCGCCGTGATGAACACGATGGCGTTAGTTGTGACGCTGATCAGGGAGCCTGTGCTGCTTTCTCCAAGCGTGCGCGACAAGGTGTTAGGCGTCCCTGTTGTGTACGTTCCTGTGCCTATCTCCCAAGCAGAATCATCTTCTATTACGTACGCGACTGTGTTGCCATTCGAAACGCCAGCATCCGCAAAAGACTGATATCCAGTGACGGCACCGCCCAAGTTGAGGGTGCCTGTCCCGGTGCTGCTTACAGTTTCTTTGGCCCGATTGACTAGGACACCCATTTGTCACCTCTTATGCCAGCGTAAAGATCCCGCTTGCGTTAAAGCTGATAGTCGCGCTATCGCCATCCGCAAGGCTGATTGCCGATCCATTGTCCCAGACCGCAACGAGAGGATCGCCAGCAAGCGTATCGTCATAGATGTAGATGTAGCGGAAATCTGCGATTGCGCCGCCTGATGCGGTGATGCTGAAATCGCCTGCATCAAAAGTCAATGTTCCGCTGGTCTCTGTGCTGGTCACACTTTCCAGAACACGATCAGAAGTAAGATCGTCAGTGTAGTTAGCGTAACTGATCTGCGTGACATTGGCGATGACACCATTGCCAGAAACTGTCGGATTGCTCGTTTCACTTGCTGGCGCAGTGTTTGACAAAGCGACTGCAAAAGTGTCGCTCCCAAGGTTCGCTCCTTCTACAAGGTATTCAACCCAGTCTTGAATTTTGGTGTAGGTCGCCATCTCAGTTCTCCTTGTTCCGGCTTATGGCAGGCCAATGCCACTAAAAGATACCCCATAAATGGCTGCTTCATCAACAGACCAAGTGCTGATGTTTGAGGCCAGGCGAAAAACACCGACCGTATCAGCGACGGAAATCGCAGCGCTGTCCGCAGGCGCATTGTTGATGGGAGGCCAGATGTTAATTGTCGCAGCACCAGCGCCATCGCTGTCCACATCATCCGTGACCATATAAAGCCGCGCGTCCGCGCCTGTGCCGATCTGAATGTAATCTCCCGCCTTGAGCCAGCCCGTCTGGCTGATCGTGCAGCCATCCACGTCTAGGCTGCTTCCGGTCTGATCGGCCCCTGATACAAGTGGCGTGCCGCCCGCTTCGCCTTGCGCTGTGCAGCCGAGTGGATCGCCGAGCGTAAAAGTGTTTAGCGATCCGTCCAGCTTCGCCAGCCACGCCAGCCAAATGCGCGCGTCTGCGTGTTTCATCGGCGGAAGCGTTACGTCCACCTCCCACCGCCGCCCAGCGTGATTGATAATTTGCTGCTGATAGGTAAACGGCGATGCTGTCGAGAAGTTCTGCGACGACATGCGGAAAACAACGCTGCGAATGCCTGTGTGCGAAGGAAGTGCATAGTTTGTCACCGGAAGACCCTCGCCACTGATCCGCCGCGCTGCACGGCATCAACTACCTCGCGCTTCGTGCGTTCAACAAGAACAGGCAACGCGCGACCTAGATCGGCCTCTGTGACGCCGCCTTGAAATGAATAGTTGACGACAACCTGTTGACCAGTGCCTCCGCCAACTGCCGCCTTCGCTTGCGGGACGCTCAAGACGCGACCGCCAGATGACGGGACGAACAGTTCCCGGCCATGCTCGCCGACCGTGTAGGGCCGATTGGCTTGTACAGATCGACCCGACGCCGCGCCTGGCGAACCGCCGCCGAAAGCTGAAAAGGCACTGCCGAGGATGCCGCCGCCACCCTCCTCGAAGCTGCCGACCAGACGTTGCACAACAAGCACGCGATACAGTTCCATGATGATCTGGCGCGCCATGCCCCTGAACGCATCTTCTGCTGACTTGGTTCCATCCACGATGGACATAAATGCGCTTTCCATGCTGCTCTGAAGCGTGTCGGCAATCGCTTGTTGCTCGGCTTGAATGCGCTCCATAGCTTGCTTTTCAGACTCATACGCCTCAATGCGAGATACAGCGCCGTCAATCGCGTCGTCGGTGTATTTCTTATCTGAATTGGCAATCGCCGTTAGAACCTGCTTGCGCGCGTTCGATGCGCCAAGCAACTGATGTTCTAGTTCGATGCGCTTCATCAGGTCTTCAAATTGATCACGAATATCACGCTTTGCACGCTTTTGGCGTTTCGGATCATTATGGCGGCGCGTTGATTCTGCCGAGATAAATTCTTCACTTGGCGCGGTGACGCCGGGGATGGATGGCGTGTCCGGTCCATATTCTTCAATCTGCCCGGTCGCAGGATTATAGAAGCGCGTGCCAGTCGCAGATGGGTCTCCACCACCCATCGCCGCCTCAATATCCGCGCGCCGTCTTGCAACCTCTTCTTCAGAAGGTTGAGCGCCAAAGTCGCCTATGTCAATGCCTTGCGCTGATGCGATTGCACGAATCAACTTACTAAAAGCGGGAATGGCTGTTCCGGTAATAAAATCAACAAGCGCGAGAAGTTCGTCTTTGTTGTCAATTATAGCCTCGGTCAGCGATGCTTTGATTGTTTCAGAAAGTTCTGATACCTCTTTTTCAAGTTCCCTCGCGCCATTTACGGCGTCTTCGTCAAGAATGCGACCTGCGCGCTCTGCCTCATCGCCAAGCCTGCGCATCTCGGAACCATTATCGACCAAAATAGGCAGAAGCGCCGTCGCATCATTTGCCAGCGCTTCCATGTAGAAGGTCATCTCGCCTTGCGTGAGGTTTGCCGCTTGTAGGCTCTTGACATAAAGTTTCAGCGCCTCTGGCCCAGACAGCCGCGCGAATTGATCCGCCGTAACGCCGACTTTAGGCGCGATATTCTCGAAAAAATCTGCCATCGGGCCACCGCCCGTTTGCAGAAAGTCGCCGATCTTGTCGTTTACATCCTTTATGACATCGCTGGCATTGGACATGTCAATGCCCATGATTTTTGCTGCCGCTGCAAAACGCTGAAACTCAACAACGCCAGTTCCGGCAACTTGTGCAAGGCGTCCGATTTCAGCGGCAGAGCGTACCATATTAACGCCCGCTTGAACGCTGAATGCAGCCGTCAGAACAGGAACCAACCGCCGAGCGGCTGATCCCAAAGCATCAAAATGCCGAGATGTCTGGCTCAGGCTTCGGCGGCTTTGACGTTCAAAACCACTGACGCGCCTTTCGGCATTTTTTAGATCGCGCTGAAGGTCTTGCGTCCGCGCGGCGATGATGATGTTCAGTTGTTCTGCACTAAATGCCATCGACGCGCCTCACAAGTTCGCGATATTCTTCAGCGCCCATCGCCTCAGAGCCGGGTTTCTTAGGCGAGTGTGCATCAGTCCACCCCTGGAACACAATAAATGTGTCTTTGGGGATCATATCACGAATTTCTTCAGGCTTTAAGCCCGCTACGATGCCGTTGGCAATCATGCCTCTGACATCAAGTCTTCGGGGGGGTGGGCCTCTTCTGTCTTTTTTTTTGCGGCGTCTTCCATTGCGTCTGGCATAAATGCGGTTCCCACGGCAGCTTGCGCTATTGCGTAGAGCCTGTGCAGATCAGCAGGAGTGCAGCCGTTGATGATTTCATCAGCCTCATGGTCTTTCTTTCCGCCGCCGACAAGCGCCAAGGCAATCAGATTCCGGACTTCCCGGCTGCTAGGCTTCTTGCCGCCTGAGAAGAAACCATCCCATAATTCAAAGATGCCACAATGCTTGTCCTCGAACCGCTCAATCTCACGATTGCGCAGCAAGAAAACGTGAGAGGCATCGCCAAGATATTCGACGATGCCCCCACGCGGCGCTTCAGCGGTGATTGTCATCACGCAGCCGTGAACGTGACCGCCCCGGTACTTTCAAGGCTGATGCTGTAGGTCACACCGCCTTCAGTCTCGCCGCCGAACTCGACGGAAGCGATGCGGAATTCGCCCGCATAGGTGCCGAAGTCTGGAACAACAATCTCAAAGCTGCATTGATTATCAGCCGCCATGACAATCGTATTCATGCGCGCTTCTGCTGTGCTGTCCTCAAAGAAGCCGTCTCCCGAAACAGACACGTTTTTCAGACCATTAAGCGTCTCAGTCCAAAGCGCGCCTTCCGGCGACGTGCAGTCCGGCGTGGTGACATCAATCGACGAGTTGTTGATTGTGAGAGATTTAGAGTTCAGCCCGCAAAGATTGCTGAAGGCTTCCGGGTCTGCGCCATCGCCAATTTTAACAAGCAGGGCGCGTCCAAGTTGTTTAGCCATGATCGGCCTCCATAGTGCTGCGCTTGCCCAGGGCGCGGGAGTTTAGGCGGTTTGCTCAAGCATTGCTTGGAGCGCGATTACAGCCGTGTAGCCACGGCCTTCGGGGTCTCTTGTGACAGAATAGTTCTCGAAAATCAATTCAACGAGCGTGTGACCTGTCACCGTCACGGCGGCCTCTTGGCGATGCAGCGCAGCCTTGATGGCCTCTGCGACTTGCGATGCCTCTACTCTACCAGATGCGCTGCGCGAATGACATTCAAACGTGACTGTTACCAACGATCCCTCTATGGTGTCGGTGTCAAACGCAAGCGGCTCAATGGCCAGAAACCTCACATAAGGGAATGTGGGCGTCTGTGGCGGCTCATCATAAACGCGAGTGCTGACCAGTGCAGTCACATCAGAGTTGGCCACCAGAGCCGCCCGCAGGCCCGCCTGAAGCGCCAAAGCAAAGCCATCAGCCATTCAGCGCCTCTTTGATTGCTTTCCTAATCTGACGCTGCACCGCACGCTTATGGCGTGGACCGACAATAGCCTTGACCTGCGCACGGATATTGTAGGCAATCGCTGCGTTATTCCAGCCGTAATTGATTGAAGCTGCGGCCAGGCCGTCATCTGCGGAGCCATCATAGAAATTGATGAATCCGAATATCTCGCCCTTTTCGCCAGATTTGAAACTGCCGTTGATGCCGTTTTTGAAATCACCAGTCAGTACTGGTGCCAACGCTTTTCCTTTGTTGACGCCAGTCTTGACCGTGCGCTGGATTGACTTTTTCAAGCCGGATTGCACCTCAACCGGCAAATCGTCTAATTGGCGCAGCAGCTTTTTCACGCCTTCGATTTTCATGCCGCCACCCCGCGCTCTAGCTTGAACTCAAGCACGGTGTTCTTGCGGTCGATCTGCACAAGCCCCTTGATGGCCCACGTCACGCCCCGGATCACTACGCGGTCGGCTGTGGTCACGCCTTGCGTGGTGCTGTCGCTGCGCACCCGCATGGTGGCCATGCCGGTGTTAAACATCGCGCCGCCTTCGATGGCCTCCTTGCCTGTCGTTTCGCGCATATCCGCCCACCGCGTGGCCAGCGACGACCACCCGGTATAGACGTTGCCGTAGCTGTCAACGCTGCCCTCGGACAGCCGCTGGAACTCGGCGCGCTCACGATATTGACCAGCCTTAACCATACCAGCAGCGCCTGTGCATATCGGTCAGCATGTCGAAGCCGTATGGAATGTTGCTCAATTCATCCATCACGGTATTCTCGCGGTGGTCATACCAATGACCGACCAGAAGCATGAGCGCGTGGCGCAGCGTGTCCGGGATGTCGCTGGTCGCCTCGCCATAGCCGATTGTGTATTCAATTCGGATCGCGTCCGAACGATCCTGCGTGACCGGCCAATCAAATCCCTCAGCGGGTTCTACATAAGACGCGAACGATGTTCCGGTCACTTGATAGTTGCCAAGCGTGTCGGTCTGTAGATTGCCGTCTGTGTCGTAATATTTGACCGCGTTCACCTGAATGACCGGACCCAAGATTAGCTTCACGCTTTGCGGCGGCGTGCTGTCGATCCACTGTCCCCATTTCTGCGAAATCATCGCATGGCCGAGCGCGCCCTGGACATCGGTATAGGCAACCGC